TTTTAAAATGATCAAGGCGCAGAATGGCACCTGGTGGCTGGCTACAAAAGCCTGGTTGGCCGTGTCCACTGCCGGCTGGTTTATTTGGAAGCACAAATTTGACAAGAAGAACACGCCCTTCTTGAAGTACCTGAAAAAAACACTCTTTTTTGCTAAATCAAAATGAGACTGTCCGACCTGCCCACCCAATCCTACGAAGAAGCCATCGACATTGCGCTTGCTGAAAAGGGTTTGCGGTCGTTCATTTCTGCTGCTTGGGGCATAGTAGAGCCTGCGCAAGCTTATATGCCTGCTTGGCATATCGACGCTATTTGTGAACACTTGGAAGCTGTATTCAAAAATGAGATTGAAGATCTAGTGATAACGGTGCCTCCGGGCACATCAAAATCAATCACAACCTGCGTCATGTTTCCGGCTTGGGCATGGACGCAAGACCCGGCCAAGAAGTTTGGTTTTGCCGCCAACGCCGACGACCTTGTTCGACGCGATTCGATGAAATGTCGCAACTTGGTTGAAAGTGACTGGTATAAACGTCGATGGCCTGGCACCAAAATAAACTATTCGTTGGAAGCGAGTGCAAACAACTATTCAACCACCGCCGGGGGTACCCGCAAGGCGTTTACCGTTGCCGGTGCTGTGGTAGGCGCTCACTATGACATCCAAGTGGTTGACGACCCAATCAAACCCTACGAAGTCACTGGTTCGTTGGCTGTTTCGGATAGGGTACTTGACCGGGTTTGGTCGTGGTGGACTGAAACTATGTCAACCCGTAAGTTGCCGGGCAAGAAGCGCGGTCGCATTGTCATCATGCAACGCCTTTGCGAGGGTGATTTGGCCGGGCGCTGCAAAGACGCCGGTTATGAGTACTTGTGTTTGCCTATGCGCTACGACTCGGCAAGAAAGTGCGTCACGAAGATATTCACTGACCCACGCGAAGAGGAGGGCGAGCTCCTGTGTCCCGACCGGTTTCCAGAAGAAGAAGTGCGCAAAACGGAAAGAGACCTTGGCACCAGGGGCGCACAAGCGCAGTTGCAGCTTGACCCGAAAGCGCGAAGCGGGGGTACTTTCGACGAAAAACACGCGGTATTTTATGACAAATTGCCTTATCTGATTAAACAGGTCCAAAGCTGGGATTGCACGTTTTCTGAAACCGGGGACTCTTATGTTGTGGGCCAGGTTTGGGGGCAAGCGGACCCGGCCAACTTCTATTTGATTGACGAGATTCGCGAAAAACTGTCTTTCACGAACACTTTAAAGGCGGTTAAAAGGCTGTCTGTGCTGTACCCAAAAAGCCGCTCCAAATATATTGAAAAGAAGGCCAACGGCGCAGCGGTTATTGACGCCTTGAAAAAAGAAGTTGTGGGCTTGATTCCGGTAGAGCCGGAAGGGGGCAAAGAGGCTAGAGCCAATGCAATGTCAAGTCTGTGGGAAGGCGGCAACATTCATTTACCAGCAGACAAGCCTTGGATCAAAGATTGGGTGGCAGAAGTGACGGGCTTCCCTGGCGCGCGGGATAAAGATCGGGTTGATGCAATGACACAAGCTATCAATAAACTATACAGAAGTGCGCAAAGTAGTCTAAAGAAGGCTATGGAGAATATAAGATGAATTTAAGACAGGGTAGTCAAGGACCGGCAGTGCGCCGTTTAAAAGAATGTTTGGGTGTGAAGTCTTTAAGCGATGTGTTTGACAGCACGACGAAAGAGGCTTTGCAGCGGTTTCAACGGTCGCATGATTTAGACCCTGACGGTGTTTGTGGTCCAAAGACTTGGGCTGTTTTGGCCCTTACAAGTGGCACGAAGTATAAACCGGGCTCTGTCTGTGATTTGCGGGGACGACACCCAAAACCGCGCCTTTATGCCAGGGAGCGAAAATGGGCGCAGATAACCGGCGTGTTGTTGCATCAAACCGGTTGTCATATGCCTGTAGACCCGGAAAGGTGGATTAATCTAAACGCCCATATAGGGCTCACAAGTGGCGGCGTTATTGTCATTGTGAACGACCCTACAGACATGATTTGGCATGGTCAAGGCGCTTCCGGCCAAACCATCGGTCTTGAAATATCCGGCAATTTTTGCGGTGTTGCGGGTGACCCAAACACTTTGTGGGCGGGCGGTGGCGATGCGTCCACACTGACAAAAGAGCAGTTGACAGCGCTGCCTTTACTACGGGACACTATCAATGATATGTTTTCGGTGGTGGGTGAGTCTTGGCGAACGATTGGTGCACATCGGCAGTTTTCGAAACAGCGACGTGCCGATCCGGGTTCTGAGATTTGGCAGAAGGTCGCAATGCCTTGGATAGAGCGCTTGCACTTGGATGTGCTGGACACGCCGAAAGGCTACGCAGAAGCAGGGCGCGATATACCAAAGGAATGGGACAGCACAAAGAGGGAGAATTACTGATGCAAATGGATAGACTCTATAAAGCAGTTGCGCGGATGGACGGCTGGCTCAATTCTGTTATCGGGATGGGTGGGACCAGGGACAAGACCACGTTTACGACTTTCGCCCCGTCCGGTATCATGGCGGATGAAGCTCTGGCAGAAATCTATGACGAAGCTGATATGGCGGCTTTGATTTGCGACCTGCTACCACAAGAGGCCCTAAAGAGCGGCTTTAAATTGAGGGTCAAGGCGTCCAGATACGCAGGCGAAAACATCGAACAATCAAAAAAGCTTCAAGACTCTTTAAATGACGCTTTGGGTGTGCTGGGTTTGCAGCAGAAGCTTTTGGATGCGGCTGTGTGGTCACGTGTTTATGGCGCTTGCGCGTTGTTCATAGACGTCGATGACGGGCGCGAATTGTTTGAACCCATGGGACCTTACAACACAATCAACAAAATCGAAGTGATTGAAAAGCCATTCCTGAGCCCCGAACTTTGGGAACAAGACAAAAAAAGCAGTGGTTTCGGAAAGCCTGCAACTTATCGTTTTGATGATTCTGGCAAAGGCGTTGGTATGGTGTCCGCCGGTTTTCAAACTGTACACACAAGCAGATTGATTTTTCTGCCTGGCACAAGAACCAGTACTTTTTTGCGGCGCAGAAACGACGGATGGGAAATAAGCCTGCTGCAAAGATGCGACCAGGTTTTAAAAGAGTTCGGCTTGTCTTGGGGTGTTTTGGGGCACTTGATAGCCGATTCCAGCCAGGGTGTTTTTAAAATCAGTGGGTTGATAGACGCGATGGCGGAAAACGATACTAGCGTGATTGAGACACGAATGTCGTTGATTGACCGTGGGCGCAGCGCTTTGCGCTCCATTATTTTGGATGCGGACACAGAAGAGTTTACCCGGCAGTCTGCGACCTGGACCGGTATGTCAGAGCCCTTCCGGCTGTTGATTTTGAAGTTGTCGGCTATCACCCGCTATCCAGTGCCGGTGCTGATGGGCGAAGCACCTGCTGGGCTAAACGCAACCGGGGATAGCTCAATACGCATGTGGTATGACCAGGTTGAAGGCTTCCGAAGCAACACACTTGACCCGGTGATAAATAGGGTTGTCAAAATGCTGATGCAAGCGAAAAAAGGCGTCACAAAAGGCCAAGAGCTGAACAACTATTTTATTGACTGGCCGTCCATGTGGTTGATGAGCCCTACTGAAAGAATGAACGTCCGTGAAGCTCAAAGCCGTATAGACAACACCTATATCACGGCACAAGTGATGACACCTGACGAGGTGGGTTTAAGTCGCTTTACTGCCGAGGGTTGGAGTGATGAGACTGAAATTGATTTGAGCGTGCGCAGTTTGGAGCGCGAAGAGATAGAAGAGGAAAAAGAAGCGGAGCCCGCGCCTATGGCGGAAACAGTAGATGAAGACGCTTGATCCTGTCTTAGAAGAGCGCAAAAGGCGTGCCATTGCTTGGTTGCAGTCACCGCGCAACAGGAGATCTTTGCAAACAGCTTTGCGTGGTTTAAGAAAAAGGCCGCGCAACCTTGAGCGCAAATATGCCGCGATGTTAAAGGCTTTTGTTGAAAAAAACAACGCCTATCTGCTGACAAAAATAAAATCTATTTTAGCTGTATATAATGAGACTGTACGCATAGATTCCCTGTCGTACAGCATAGGAGAGACTTTTGACGAGCTGGACAAATGGGCCATCGAAAACATGGAACAATCCAACGTCAAAGTCGGGGTGTCCGCACAAGGCGAGCTTGTGGCAGCCGCCACTTTGGCCAAGTGGGACAACGCCGCTTTTGACATACTGGCTTTAAACGATCTGCCTGTTTTGGATAAAAAAGAACTGCTATCCAGCTGGACCCGTGAAAACCTCAGTTTGATTAGAGGCGTGACACAAGAGCAGATAAAAACACTGGAAACCGGGTTGCTAAGAAACACCACCGCCGGCATGAGAGCCTCTGAGTTAGAAGCTTTTGTCATGAAAACGCTGGGAATAGGTGTGAAACGGGCGCAACTGATAGCCATCGACCAAACAAACAAGCTATCGGGGCAAATAGACAGATTAAACCAGGTAACCAGCGGAATACCCTTGGGTATTTGGCGCACTTCGAGAGACGAACGTGTTAGGGTTGAGCACCGAGCTCTGGAAGGTACAGTCATAGACATAAACAACCCGCCATCCGAAGGGTTACCCGGTCAGCCTATTCGCTGCCGCTGCACAATGGAACCTGTGTTGGATAGTCTGTTGGACCCCAAAAACGCACCAAAAGCCGGGGATATTGTAGGTGTTCAAACCATTCTGGGCTTCTAAGGCACCTAAGCACCTTCGTCTTTATAATGCATAAAAATACTTGACAGGTGCATAAATAACCACTCATAATGAACTATGGCCACCCGCTATGATTCATTTCAGTTTCGCAAACCCAAAAGAACCCAACAAGGTTTTTTAAAGGTTCCTGCTGCTGTGACGCGGGTGGGCGTGCTTGAATACAAGCGTGCTGATGGGTCCATAGTGCGCGAATTGCGAGCACCCGAAGACGTTTTACGCGCTGATTCTTTGGAATCTTTGCAACAAGCGCCCATCACAATTATGCATCGTGGTGGTTTAGTAACACCTGAAAACGTCAGTCAGCTGTCTGTGGGTGTCG